TAGTTTCTAAAAATTTCTTAAGTCTTACAATGTTACTCATCTATATTATATTAGGATAATATTATAAATCTTGATCTTCCCAATCCCAGAATATCAATTCACCAACCGGTATTAAATTATTAGATGTTACTAAACACGATAATTCTTCGTCCCACATATCAGTTTTTGTAGCTTTTTCATAATCCTTTACTTTTATAAATTTGCCTGTTTTTGGGTGCTTAATAAAATGTGTGCCACTTACCAATACATCTTCTTTTAAATCTTCGCTATAAATTTTATAAAACGGGTTTGTTATTTCTCCTTTTATTCTTAATATAGCTTTAACTTCTCCCCCATCAAATAATTTATCTCCCAAATTTAATTCACTCATTTTCTTATATTTTCCGTTTTTCATTTTCATTTTTGTATTTCTATGAAAACATTCACCTACATCGTCTGAGTAGTCTTTTTCTGGATTTCCTCCCCCAAAACGTCTTAGTAAATCACCAATAGGACCATTAATAGTGCTCCTCACCGATATTATAGCACCCTGGAATAATAGAGTTATTGTCCATACGACAGCTAATACTTTTGATAGTAAATCTTTTACATTAATTATCATTAGTTGAAATTGTGTTACTATATTAAAAAGGAAACCAAATATATTGCCAAAAATATTCAGTAATCTTTCTCTTATCCTATCAATCATAACCCTAATCATATTAAGTGAATTCATGAGATCTCCACCCAAAGTAGATAATAAATCAATAACGTAGTAAATTGGACCCAAAAAATACCCCATAAATCCTTTTTGAATATCTCCTATACATTCAACAAAATTTTTACCAGCATCCTTTCCAAAAGTTCCAGCGAACGGCATAATCGCTGGATTACATTTATATTTTGGCCAGTTTTGTTCAATATCTTTCGCAAGTGCTGCTAAAGCCAAGCCAAAAAATATTAATCCAAATACAATAAATATTAAAATTGAAGCCATCATATCATAAAAATAACTCATTTACTTTATTAAAATATAGTGTTATTTTATTTTAATAAAATAACATTAATTGCTTATTTATACTGGTAAAACTTCAATAGCTTCGCAATAAATGATTTCATCATCACTTTCAGGTAAAGGTGGAACTGTTGGTTCAAATATTTGTATCTTTATATTTTTCTTTATATAATAAGGCTTTCTTGCCATTTCTCTTGGAGATTGAAAAGCTAAATAACTATCGCTCGGGGGCTTACTTTTTTTAGAATGCCATACATTAGCGTGATTACAATACAAACATAAATTATTACAATGTAACTTGAAATTATTACAATTACAATTTTTAAATTCACAATGATATCTTTTTACCATAATAATGAATACAATAATTATTATAGTTTAAATTATTTTTTTTTATAAATCATACCTAAACGTTTATGTTTTTTCCCGACATATGTATTACCATTGTACTTAAAAGAGGATAAACCTTTCTTTTTAGCGTCAAGCATTAATACAAAGAACTGATTAAGCTTTCTTTTTTTCTTACCCTTTTTAGATTTTTTGGTTTTTTTCTCGACTTTACCTTTATGCTTTTTCATTTTGTGTGTTTTTCTTTTTCTACCTTTTTTTCTACCCCCTCCCTGACAAGAACCATCGGAGCAATGAGCTAAACTATCCTCATGATTTGCCTGTTCCATAGTATTCTGCATTTCTATTTGTTGCTGTATTACTTTATCACTACCGGTAGAAGTAATATCAGCAAATTTAGTTTCTTTTGCGCCTCCTTTCATTTTCTTTCCACCATGTTGGTTGTTCATTTCACTCTGAATTTCACGCTGTGTTTTTGTATTTTCATGATAGTTTGTTAATACGGCATCTGCTGAATCCGTTTGTGCTGAATAACCACCCTTCTGTTTTCTTTTTCGCTTCGTGCTTTTTCGCTTCGTGCTTTTTCGCTTCGTGCTTTTTCGCTTTGTGTTTCGCTTTGTGCTTTTCCTCTTAGTTTTTCTTATTGCCATTTATAATATATATAAATAAAAAAATAATAAAGAAAAAATAAATTATTAATTTAAATGGAAAATCAACAAAAATTAAATTTGAAAAATTTGGTAAAGGAATATAAATATGAATCAACAACGGAAAAAATTAGAAATTTGAAACATAGTAAAAAAATACGCACAGATGTTACAAAATTATTAAATTTACAAAAAAAATATTCTAAATTAAATTTTGAGACACGAAGAAATATTATAGAAAAACAGTGTAGCTTTTTATATGAAAACTATACAAATTTATTTCATAAAGTGTTAAAAGATAATTTAGATATGGATTTACTTCATAAATTTTTAGTAATTTTAGAGAGTATTGAAAATGGTAAATGTGACCAACATGAAGCTAGTGTAAAGGTTGGGCAAATTTTGAAAGAAATTTACATAGATAGTTCTTTGCGAGAAGCAAATAAAAAAGACAAAAAAATTAAAAAGGTTAAAAAGGTTAAACCGAAGAAAGTAAGTTGGAAAGAATATAAGATAATGAATGAAAAATAAATTGATAATATTTGATTAACTTAAATAATGTTAAACAAAACAAAATGGAGAGTTCTAAAAAAGTAAAAAAAATATTTTGCCCGGTACATGGATTTATGGAGATTAGACCATATTTATTTAAAATCATTGATAGCTATGAATTTCAAAGACTTAGAAATTTAAAGCAGTTGGGCGCAGCCCATTATGTATTTCCAAGCGCTACTCATACAAGATTTGCTCATAGTTTGGCTGTATCTCATTTAGCCAGAAAAATGATAGAATCTATTAAGAAAAATCAACCTTATTTAAACATAACTGAGCGTGACATTGAACTTGTTGAAATTGGCGGCTTGATTCATGATTTGGGTCATGGACCTTATAGTCATCTGTGGGATAATTATGTTATTTCCGATGATGATGACGAACACGAAGAAAGAAGCTGTAAAATATTTGAGATAATGATTACAGTATATGACCTAAATATTACAGAGGAAGAATTTAAAAAAATTTGTCAGATTATTAATCCAACTCTCGATGAAACTAAACATAATTGGTATTATCAAATTGTGGCAAATAAGCAGAGTCAATTAGATGTTGACAAGATGGATTATATTCAAAGAGATTCCTTTTACTTGGGAAATGTTGGATTGAATGGGAATTTCGATAGATTAATCACTGAAGCACGAGTTATCACTACTAAAGAAGGGACAATGGAACTAGGATGGCATCATAGACTTAATTATGAAATCTTTTCATTGTTTTCCACGCGTTTTAAGCTACACAAGCTTGTATACACTCATCATGCCGTAAAATCACATGAATATCTTTTGCTAGATGCTCTTAAAAGAAAATATGACAAATTAAAGAGTGGTGTAATTAGTTTTATAGATTTAAATGATAATATGGTAACAGATACTATTGAAATGAGAAAATTAAATAATCATAAACGTATTGTAAATAGAAATTTGCCAGTTCTTATTGGTGAATCAATAATACATAAAAAAAATGAAAATTATGTGAAATTAAATAAAACATTTGTATATCCGATGCGAATTGTAAATATACTAATCGATAAGGTTCATATCGCATTCTCAGGTGGAGATGAAAATCCCATGAATAAAGTATTTTACTATAAAACAGCTGACTGTGGAGAAGAAGTTATACAGGGATATGAGATTGAACCCACTTGGTGTAGTACAGAATTCAATGAGGTTATTTTGAGATGTTATATTATGAATGGTTCAAAATCAGCAAATATCGAAGAGCATAAAAAAGACGCTATTAAATTTTGGGAACAATATAAAGAAGAACTTAATATTAATTAAAATTACTATTTTGATTTGAAAAATGAATAATATATTTTTCTTATTTTTTCTGGCAATTTACAATATTTCTCATACTTTTTTGAATAGGTACAATATGTTAATGCTATGGTTGGCTCTAAGTTTTCAACACAGTGCCACCAATTACGTGGTATATGTATTCCATCGCCAGAATTCAAAATAATTTCTTTAATCTCAACATCTTTATAAAGAGGATGTTTTTCATAATCTGGATTAGAAAAATCTACTTCACTCCATAAAGAATAATAAAAATAATTGTTTATTTTATACATATTTTTATCATATTTTGGTGTTACTAATCTTATTTTTTTCTTACCATGAATTACATATAAGAAACATTTGTCGTCAAAATCAGTGTGCCATGATGTTTTTGTATTTTTCCCGCCGCACCAAAAAGAAAGAGCTGAATTTAAATATTTATCATTTTTATCTGAATTAAAAACATTTTTACAAACATTTTTAAATTTTTTTTCCATTCCTATCATTTTAAAAAAATTATATTCATCTTCATATTTAAAATACCATTTGTCATCATCAAGATCATTATTTATAAAATCTTTTATATTTGATTTTTTATAATTAGTTCCGCCTGAATTAAAATAAATATCATCAGGGTTATAATTCTCTTTAATATTTTCGTCTGGCATATCTGATGAAGATGATGAACTTTCAGATAAGTAAATTTCTTTATCTCCATGATTATTTGATAAGTAATCAAATGTTAAAAAATCAAAATCTGGAATATTAAGTGATTTAAATAAAACATAGTCTTTTTCTTCTTTATAATGATAATAATAATAGTTGTAAATATAATTAACTACAACTAAAGAAAATATTATGATAAATAAATATAAATATTTCATTAAGGATACTAAATAAAAATATAATATTTCTATATTTTTATTTCAATAACAACTTTGCTAAATCACAATTAATACTCTGATTAAAATTTACTTTTTTAATGTTGTTAACTTTTAGGTTTTTCCCATAGATATTTTTATTAAAGTTATGAATATGACATTCAACAAAATTATTACCACCGCTTATAACTGTAGTTTTTCCATATTGTGATTTACCATTAAAAATACCACATTCTAATGGTTTTTCAATATACATATTTGCTGTAGGATAATCTATTTTACGAGATGTTTGATCACCTTTTATTACTTTACCTTCAATAGAGGAAACTAAATTTTCAATGACATTAAATTTAATGTAAATAACTAACAATAGAGAAATCCCCAAAACTAAATAAAATGATATACACATATATATTTATAATATTAAAACTTAAAAACAATATAGTAATTAATATTGTAGCGGATGTGCCTGAGTGGTTAAAGGGGTAGACTTGAAATCTACTGGGCTAAGCCCGCGCGAGTTCAAATCTCGTCGTCCGCGTTTTTTTATATTTTTATATTTTTCTCTCGAAAATATAAAAATAAATTGATATGCGTTTATAGCTTAATTTTATTTAATTGTATTATTAAAATGCCTAAGGGAAAATTATTTTCAACCCATGAAAAAGCACAACATTGGCACCCAACATTAAATGGTGATGTTACGACAGATGATATAACATGTGGTACTCATAAAAAATTTTGGTTTAAATGTCCTGATTGTCCACATAGTTTTGAACAAAGAATATACGTTGTTACAAGAGGAAGTTGGTGTCCTTATTGTTGTATTCCAAGAAAAAAAATATGTGGTGATGATAATTGTGAATATTGTTTCAATGCTTCATTTGCCTCACACGAAAAAGCAAAATGTTGGCATCCAACAAAAAATAATAATATTAAACCCACAGATATAATGAAAGGAACTCATAAAAGATGTTGGTTTAAGTGTCCTGATTGTAAACATGATTTTGAAAAAAAAATATCTGATATTACAAGTAAAGGAACTTGGTGTCTTTATTGTTGTAAACCACAACAAGAATTATGTGATGATGATAATTGTGAACATTGTTTCAATGCTTCATTTGCCTCACACGAAAAAGCAGAATATTGGCATCCAACAAAAAATAATAATATTAAACCCAGAGATATAATGAAAGGAACTCATAAAAAATATTGGTTTAAGTGTCATGATTGTCCACACAGTTTTGAATCAAGCATATCTAATATAGTAGGTAATAATCAAAGCTGGTGTCCTTATTGTTGTGAACCACAACAAAAATTATGTGATGATGATAATTGTGAATATTGTTTTAATGCTTCATTTGCTTCGCACGAAAAAGCAGAATATTGGCATCCAACAAAAAATAATAATATTAAACCGAGACATATAATGAAAGTAAGCGGAAAAAAATATTGGTTTAAGTGTCCTGATTGTAATCACGATATTAATAAAGGAATATCTACTATTTCAAATCAGGGAACTTGGTGTCCTTATTGTTGTATTCCAAGAAAACAAATTTGTGATAATGATAATTGTGAAGATTGTTTTAATGCTTCATTCGCATCGCACGAAAAAGCAATATGTTGGCATCCAACAAAAAATGGTAATATTAAACCCAGAGATGTAATCAAAGGAACTCATAAAAAATATTGGTTTATTTGTGAAATTTGTAAAAAAGATTTAAAAATGTCATTAGATAGTATATCTAGTAAAAATGCTTGGTGTACTTGTAAAAAAAATAAAACAGAACAAAAAGTAGAAAAATGGTTAAAAAAAAATAAAAATATATTATTTATCAAAAAAATTAAACGTACTTATAGTCCTAAATGGGCTAATAGATATAAAACACATAAAACAAAACAATATAGATATGATATCTATATCGAATTAATAAATGGTGTTGAAATTATTATTGAAATAGACGGACCACAACACTATAAAAAAAATAACTATTTCAGAGGTTCACATTGTGTTTTACATACTCAAATTAAAGATGAAATAAAACAAAGATTAGCTTGTAAAAACGAACATAATCTTATACGTGTTAATCAAGAAGATATTTGGTTAGATAAAAATAATTGGAAAGATGATATTATTAAATTTATTAATGAAAAATATGAAAATAATGATGAAATTGTTATTAGCAACTGTGCGGATGGAGAAAGGTATTATCAATAATACAACAAAAATAAATTGACTTATATCTTACATTAATTTTTTATTAACATTAGAAACAATGGCAAATTTATTTTATTCACTACCCATTGAAATTACCAGGGAAATATATGATTTCGATCCCACATACAAGGAAATACTCGATGTGAGTTTAAGATTGATTGAACATGGAATGGAAAAATGTACGTGTGGTGGAAAAGCAGTGACACTTTCTTCTTGTTACTTCCATGTAAGAATGGGATATACCCCATGTTTGAAGCATTATATGGTAGGACTATTTGATCCAAATATAGAGGCGCTAATTAATCCGAATGAATATGAAAGATTATTTAATACTGATGAAGGTTATACTTATAATTATAATGGTTTTGATATTGAAGTAAAGCCATATGTTTATAGAATGCCACAACCATATTATCAATCAATGTTTTTGGTATATAAGAAGTATATTTTATATATTCTACGAGTGTATATTTCACAAAAAAGCATTAAAATCATCAATAATAAAAAGAGACGACAAGGTAGATTTATGGATATGGGACACTATCAACGCCGCGAAGTATAAAATATAAATTGAAAAATATATTAACAATATTATATTTTTTATTTAAAAATGGCTTCTCTAATAGAACAGATGGAACATTTACAAAAGCAACAGGCTATACTGGCTGAGAAAATTAAAGAGGAGGAGGAAAGAAATAAAAAATTGGCAAATGAGGCATCTATAGAAAGACTGGAGGCACTTATTAAACCTATTACACAACATTTGGATTGGGTTTGTCCTCAACAGAATGGTCGTGGAGCAATCACGCGAGGTAATGGAATGGATTTGTCTGTCAGACACAGCATGAATAATAATTTTGAAATACATAGGAGAAGGGGGGAGGGTAACAGTAGACAGCTACCCACGCCCAAATATAAATGTAGTCATATGCTAGCAAACGAGGAAATATTTGTTACCCTACTAGGCATCATTAAAAAACAAGATGCTCGTATTGAAGAATTAGAAAAAGGTAAAAAAGATGAGAATAAACATATGAAAAGAGCTAGTACAATTGAATTTAGTGATCTACAAATGATGAAGAGATATTAAATACTATAGGCAAAAATATAAATTGAAAAATATCTTAACAATATTATATTTTTTTATAAATATGACCGATAAAAAAGAACGTACCGTACAAGATGTCTTTGATGATGAATGTACGAATACCATAAAAACCAAGCCATTAAAGAACAATAATAATACACATGAAAATCGAACTAATTATCCCTATACATTCAATACAAAAAGAAAAGAAATGCCTTATACAACAAGCGATGGAAGAAGAGGTTTTATGAAAATTATATATTAATCTGAATATAACAATTCATATGTATTAATAGATTTTGAACAATCACCTCCCGGGCAAAACCGTAAATTAGATTTTAAATGTGTTTTATAAGAGTATCTATTATATTCATATTCGCCGCATTTTTTACAATTTACACCCTGTAATTGTACTGTTTCATTTGGACCATTTTCATATGTAAATCCAAATATCCAATGTTCTTCATATAAGCGTGACGAGTGTTGGTTAAATATATTTAAAATATTATTTCGTGACCAGGCTTTCTTAATTAAGTTAAGTTCTTTTTTTTCAGTAATTAGTTTACGCACATATGTCATAGAATTTAGTGTATAAAACATATAATCTTTCACAATATTTAAAACATCTAATGGTAATTTAATTTTATTTATTGTCAATAATTTTTTAGTTGGTTTGATGAAATTTCCACGTAGCATTTTCTATTTTCTATTTTCTATAAGTAATAAAAATATAAATTATATATTTCAATTTATATAATTTTATTTTTGGGCAAATACTTATATATATATAATACTTTAAACACTAACTGATATATCATAGTAGCGTTGTTTTTTTGTTTCTTCATTAATATCAATACGTACATTTGTTAATTTATTATCTTTCCAGCATTTCAATAACAAAGTTGTCGGTGTCTCTTGAAATTCATAACAATTAATAATTCTATTTTCATTTAAGAAGCCATTAATCCTATTATCTACATAATATTTTGGAATTCTTGTCCAAATTCTTTCACGATTTGCCCAAACAAAATTATATAAAACATAGCATATAATGAATATAATTTTATTCATATTTTGCTTAAATAACAAGCGAATGTATTTAAAATCAATTTAATAAATATATAAAATGCTAAAAATACTTTTTTTATTAACACCAATAGTTTCAGTTACATCAAATCAGTGTTCTTGTTTGTTGGGATATAGAAATGGAGCTCAAGCAAGCGATTCTAATTTATGTATGGGTCCTGCTGAAAGTTCAGGAAGACCCTGTTATCCAACCCCATGTAATGCTGATTGGACAGCATGTACTACCCAAACAAACGCGGATGAATTATGGGAAAAAGATACATCTCATATGGGAAAGAGACCTGATTGTCCATTTGCTAAAATACAAGATAATGGACAAAATTATGCTTGGTTAAAAGTAGAAAAGTGTAAAGAAAAATGTATAGATGAACCAACTGGAAAATGTAATATGGTATCACGATATGGAGATACTATTAAACAAGATACCGAACCATATCATTGTCGTTTTTACGCATGTCCTGACCCAGAAAATTTTAATTGGGTTACACAAGGACAATGGGGTAATTATGCTGATAAAGCAAATACATATATTTTATCAGTTAGACATTATTTAGAAGAACCGCCATGTGAAAATATAATAAATAAAACAAATATTCAATGGCAGAATAAGACACGATGGCAGAATAAGACACGA